GTAAGTAATTCCTCTTTTAAGAATAACTTTTCGAAAGCTGTATTGATATCTTCTCCATACATGGCTTTATACTTCCTTGTGTGTACCGATGGTACTGTATTAGCGCTAGAATCACCAGGTGCCGGTTTATAATTGGACTCTTTATCCTTACCCATTCCTGGTTTTTCTGCATACTTTTTAAAATGAGCATCTCGCTTTGCTTTGGTTGACTTACTCTTTATGCCTTTGAAATAACCAACTGGCTGTGAACCTTTACGATCGGCTACATCCGGATCCTGTGGTTTTTTACCACGATATTCATCGTCTTTCTTTTTTTCTTCGAGGCCGAGTCGGCGCATCTTTTCTTTTACTTTATTATAGATGCTAGGATCATCTTGTACACCGTCGAGTAAACGTAAAAGTACATTCATTATATACGGACGGAGGGTCGGATTCTGTAGTGATTTAGATCCACCACGAAGAGCTCTTACAACAAGATTCCTCTCGGATGTGTCAGGAAAGGTAACTCGCAAAAGAGCCATCAACTTTCCATCGACATCTTCAGTAATGATAGGCAGAATAGTTTGTGCGTCTTCTGATGTATTACCACTGCGAGCTTTACTTAATCGCTCCATCTCTTTCTTACGCAGCTTCGGCATCAAACGCTTAGCAAGTTTTCCGATAACAGCACTCTTCTTCTGAATGATTCTGTCGACTGACATCTTTGATCCAGGAGTTAAATTAGCATAGTTCTGTCCCTGCTTACCAGCAAAGCGTTTACGAAGTATCTTGATAGCGGCCTTTCTAGCTCTACCTTCGAGTCTTTTTGGATCTGCCATACGTTTAGAACGAATCTTTCGCATACGGGCCATGCGTGGAGCAAGACGTTTCATACGCCTTCCGATAGCCATTCTCTGTGCTATACTCAGAGGTTTTCTTTCTTCTTCAATATCTTCATCGTACTGTTCATCAAGAGTATCAAAGTTTATCATCTCAACAGCTGCATCGAGCTCCGCATCAGTAAACTCGAAATCTTCTTCTGTCCATACTATTTCTTCTTTCACAACTCCCATCTCAGATCGTATCTTATCGTACATTACTTTGACATCCCTATCTGAAAGCGCAGTAGGTGCACCCTTCTTGAATGAATCGTAGTCACCACTCTGTGCTGCAGTGCGCATCTTCGTAGCGGACATACCTTCTGCTCCTTCAGCATCAGGATCGCGCTGACCGGCCGACTTTACACTGATCTTATCAAACGTAAAGTCTTTTCCGTTGTATTTGTTTAGGAGGGTTTTGAACTCTCGGACTCGGTCTGATCCGACGATAACGGTGACTTCTTTGTGCTGCATCTTTTGCAACTCGACCATGACTTCGATGATCGTACGAGCTCTGGATCTTGTAACACTTGGTCCAAATGCTTTTCTAGCACTCTTAAGTTTTGTATTGTAGTCGAGAGGATTTTTCTTTTTGTCTTGAGAATGTGATAGATAAACATGAGGCATAGCTCCTTGTTTCTTGGCTTCTGCCTTGACTTTGTCTACAACTTTCTGATGACCAACCGTAGGTGGATTCATACGGCCGAAGGTAATAACTGCTTTACTCATTCCTGGTTTTCCTTAGACTAACAGGGTTGTTTCTTTGTATTTATACTTTAGCCAAATTCGTGTCCCGCTACACGACGCATTTGCTTCTTGAACTCACCGAATCCGGGTTTACTCTTGTACAACTTAATAGTCACTTCAGGACGTTCCTTGCCCTTGATGCGCCAGTTGTAACCCTTCTCCTTATGCTCAGGCTTCGTTGTCTTTACGACTCTGCGCTTGAACTGTGCTTCATATGGTTCAGGTTTCTTCTTCTTACCTGTACCCTCTTCTAAATATTCAGAGAACTTTATCATTTTTGCCATCCCTTGATAATCTCAGGAGAGAAGTTCGCTTTGCTGAACTCAAGACGGTCGACCAGTTTGACTGCTCCACCTTTCATTTTATCAATGGCAACGAACCCTTCCTGTTTGGTTACTTGAAATCCTCTTGCGGTTCTTAGTAGAGTGTTCAGTTCCTGTGTCTTGTTGAACTGATCTATGACCATACCCTTGGCTTGAACCATTACCTTCATCAGCTCAAACATAGCGGTGAGCTGACCTTTGTTCATAATTACTTTCTGAACGATTGCATCTCGACGTTTCGACCAATCTGCTTTAGACTTCTCAGTCTTCTTCTTATCTATCTCTTTTTGAAACCACTGGTTCAGATAGTCAACAAGACCCTTCGTCATCTTATCGGCTGAGGGGAAGTTGGATCCACCACGAACGTATGTATTGACAAAAGTCATAGTCTTCTGCTGCAACTCTTTGTCGGTGGTTATCATCTTAAACGCTTCACCATCAACCTTGCGAAACAACTTACCTGCCTGAGTAAGCAACGAATCAAACTGCTTTGACTCTTTTGCACTGAAGAGAGCCTTTCCTGATACATCTCTATACGTAGCATCATCCATCCATACAGTACCGGAAGAACGGAACTTGCTGGCAATCTTTTTACCGAACGATGCTTTCATATCTTGAATGGTACGACCTGTATATGTCGTATGCCATACGATACCGATCTTGGCCTTAGCTACCTGTTGACCAAGCTTACTCTTGACTGGTATTGCATATACGATTGTGTTAGGCTGAAATGTATAGTACTTCTCGCCATCGTATGTTTCGACCTTAACATCGCCTTTAGTAAACATCAGGTCTCCCTGATAGACGCCGCTCTTGATACCTAGCTTTGCGAACTCAGTAAGTGCGATAGAGAACTTCTTGGCAAGCTCACCACTCAGTTCCTTCTTAATGTCGTCCTGTGTCTTGTACATCTTAGGAGTCTTGGCGAACAAGCCCTTCTTCGCTACAAAGAACTTTCCATCAGAAGGATCGACACCGGCAAAGACAGCAGGTGCTCCATCCCACTTCACGGTGATATCGACAGCAGAAGATGCGTTGCCCTTTAGCATGTCACGAAGATCACGTAGGAAGTTGATCGCTTGACGAGTACCATCGACGCCACCAAGGAACAGTAGCTCCTCGATATGAGTCATATGAGTATTCTTCTCTTCGACGACGAATGTCTTAAAATTATCCATTATAGTATTCTACCATCTTATCATCAGGATGTCAACATTTTTTTATGAAATCTTTATGTAAGGGCCAGAGAGTTGCGACTCAGAAGCAGCATATCCAATCATTTCGGATACTATATCATCCTTCTTTGACTTTCTTTGCTTATCGATATTGAACAGCAGCTGAGCTGTTAACCACTTTGATATATACCAATTCATATCCTTTTTATTCACTTCTTCTTCAAAGTCATCGTATGTAATTGGTCGGCGTTCAAAGTTTTTATAGAATTTATAGAACTCCTTCATCAAAGCAGGAGTCTTCTTTGTTATATCCTTCTGAGGTTTAATTTTAATATTATTTCTTTTCATAAGATTTACAATCGGACCACCGGATATCTTACCCATATTTGCAGTCTTGCCTTTGATCTCACCCTGCCAGGTCGTACCAAATCTACGAAACTGAATCCTGCCACCATTGAAGTTCAAGTATCCATCTTGAGATGCAAAGAAACCACGTAAGCCAAGCGTAAGACTTTCAAACTTATATGTTGTTGCCTTACCCTCGACGTTCTTTTCTGCAATCTTAGCAGTTCCTTTAACCTGCTTTAACGATATACCGATAATGTCTTTACTCTGTAAAGCAGCCTTCATCATTTGATTGAGTTCAAGAATAGTCTTTGCGTCTGTTAATTTAATTCTTGCACCAGCATTTGATACTGCATAAATGTCGGCTGGTGACCACTTATTGAGATTTGAAAACTCTCGTTCTTGTCTATTAAGTTTCTTCCAATGGTTCTCAAGTTCATCGACCCAGGATGAACCACGATGGAATACATATCCCTTATTAGGATATTTCTTTTTGAAAACTTCTGCCGTTAAAATACAAGAGTCTTCCCATTGAGGTGGAACTTTTGTTAGAATGTTTTTCAGACTTTCATCTGTATCAAACTTTGCTTTCACCTTTGTAATCGATGCTTCTGAAAAATCATTCGCATAATAGGCAGCTGCAAGATATGCACACTGTGCAGATTCAGTTGTGCGAGTAACAGCAGCTCCGGCTCCTGAACCGCCACCTGTCATCGGCTTTGCTTGTATCTTAACTCCAGTATCAAGTTCAGTTCGACCTATGGAACTGCTTCCTCCCGTCGGATTATACTTACCGCCAAGATCCTTTGCTATCTTTTTGAGAAACTCGATACGATCTCCGTCAACACCTACATCAATCGTATTGCCTGCCGTCTTCTTAACAGACATCTTATTCTTCTTGATGTACTCTAAAGCGGCTTGCATACCATGCCCAACCGCTTCCATTTGATATTGACTAAATGTAAACATAGTCAGATCCTTATCTGTTCTGACTATTTATAACTTTAATGCAATGTAGCAGAACCTAAGTATTGATCCCAATAGTCCTGGCAGATCGCCATGAATGACTCACGTGTACCGATCATATTCATCTCCATGATCCAATCATCGATAGCACCCTCGTCAACGTGATGGCCATTTCTTGCAATGTCAAACGCAGCAATGTCCCTGATAACACCGTTTACCATATCTACGTGATCTTTATAGTTCATCGTAAGTAACTCCTTTATCTAAGTCAAGACCATACTTTTCGTTTATAAGAAAGTTTGGCATGTCTCCTTCGAAACCACAGCAGAGAAGATTGACTACAAGTGTGCGTGCTTTTTCTTCATCCTTTGTGTTTGCTACATACTTTTTATTGATACGATCGTACACACGATACTTTTTTCCGGCTTTACGAACTTCGTACATAGTACCTCCTAGTTAAACAACTTACTGAAGTCTTTACGACCAGCCTTCTTGGTCATCCATTTCATATTCTCTTCTTCGTCGAATCGTTCTCCGAAGTTAGACTTGTCCATGACTGGCTTATCGTCCATAATGTCCTTTTGTGCTGAGCTCTCAACATTGAATAACCGCATCTTTGCGCGGTCGACTCCAACTACAAATCTTTTGTGTAGCGTAGGATCATTATAACGATTCTTAAGTTGCTTAACCATAATCTGACCGAGCTGCTCCATTTCTTCAGTTGAAACAAGAGCGCACATAAAGTCAACTGTTGCCGGCAAAGCAAAAGATTCAGAAGTATCTTCTAACCCAGGATCACTATTCGTAAACCCTGTACGGTTAAGTTGTGTTGCACTAACGATAGGAACATTCTTTTCGACGGCAAGGCCACGAAGTTCCTCGGCTACTGCTTTGATGTATGAATAGCTGTTAACATTTGCGCCAAACTTTAGACGAGTCGATTGACACAGGTTAATGTAATCGATGTATATGATATCAGCACTGAAGTTCTTCTTCATACTGAGTTCGTTGAGTAAGTGACGGAAGTGGCCTGACCCAACGGTGGCGGTTGGATATTCCTTGACGATGATCTTACCGCCTGTCTTTTTCTTTAGCTTTACGATCTTGTCATCGTATATGTTTTTCGGAAACCCTTTGAGTTCATCTAATGGAATATTCAGAAGGTTTGAGTCGATGCGTTCAGCGATTCTTTCTTCTGCCATCTCAAGAGTAATGTAGAGAACGTTCTTACCGTCGAGAAGATTGGCCGCAGCCATATGACACATGGCCAAAGTTTTACCAACACCTGTACCTGCAAGCAGGACGTTCAATGTCTTGTTTGGTAATCCACCTTTAGTAATAAGGTTGAGGTAATCAATGTCGAAAGGAATGCGATCCTCGACGGCATTATAGAACTCGTATCGTTCTTCAGCATTCTCTAGGAAATCATGACCGATATGATCATCGAAAGACACGCCAAGAGCATCAGCCAGGATAGTAGGTATTCCACCCTTGTCCTGATCTTTCGACCTTCCTTCGATAATCGAAATGCTTTCCATGATTGCATTGTATACTGCGCGTTCTTGACAGAACTCCTCAGTGCTATCGATAAGCCATTGCATATCCTTCTTTTCAAAAGATATGTCATTAACATATACCGTGAGATTCTCGTATACTTGCTCAGGAACATTTTCCTTCTTATTGAGTTCTATGAGTAACGTTTCTTTAGTCGGCAGTCCGTTGTACTTTGTAATAAAGTCATCTATCTCTTTGAATAAAACAGCTTCAACCTGATCTTGGAAATACTCAGGCTTTAGAAATGGTAATACCCTTCTTGTATAATCTTCAGTATAGATTAGGTTACTCAAGATTGTCTGTTCTATTCTCATCCACCGTTACCTCTGTAATTATTTCCACAAGTATATCGCCAAGAAGAGTTTCAAACTCAGTATGATCTTCTTCCGTTAGTGAGTCAACATCCATACCAGCTGGTGACTCAACGATATCGTAATCAAACTTGAGGACGGCCTCATCGTCCTCCTCATGGACAAATTGAACTGTATGATAGTGGTATATAATACCATTCCACTTATCAGATGTCAATTTAATTCTAGCAAGATCCTCGTCTTTGTATTCGTCGTGTAAAACATTATACTTGAGCATCTTCGAGTTCCTGCTCTTCTTCAATGGTATCCATCATAGCATTCACGTCTTCATCTCCATCTTGGCCATATGTAAATTCTTTAGTAGCAGCTTCATCGAGTTGTTCAAGGATTTCTTTTGTAAAGTATTCCTCAGGATTATCGTTAATCGTTTTACCGAATACCTTCTTTCCATCAGGCAACTCGATGCGAGTCGATACCTTCTTAAAGATACCATACTTCTCCGCAAGTTCAACAAGACCGTAGTAACGATCCAATCCTGTTTCATAGTTTAGCTTGACTTCGACGTCTTTATTCTCTTTTGTGAACCGCGACTTAATCATACGACAGCGGATAATGTTACCTACCACATCTTTGCCTTCACGATCCTTCTTCTTCGAAAGGAATACGATCTGTG